CCGCCGATAAGGACGCGGGTGTAGTTCGTGACGCCCTCCGGGACCGTCCACTCGCCCGAGCCTGTGAGGATGACGCGCTCGTCGAAGTATTCCGTGGATTCCGGCTGCGGGGGAAGAAAGCCGACGAGCGCCAAGGTGCGGGACTTGAGCAGGCCGGAGATCTTCGTCTCGCGCGAGGCGATGCAGGCAAGCGTCTGCTGTTTGTCCCACTCATTCCAGAGCGAGACGACGTGCCCGGCGTGCTCGGCTGCTGGGTTGACGTCCACGGTGAGCTGCTCGCGGCAGGCGTAATAGGCTGCCATGCGCTGCGCGACCGCGGAGGAGTTGACGAGCGAGACGAGCGTCGCGTCGGCGATCTCCTCGACGTTCTCCGCCGCGCCCTCGGTCACGGTGCGCGTGATGACGCGCCGGTTGTGGACGTAGCTCTTGCCGGTGAGCTTGCCGGTGCCCGCAGAGAGGACGGCGTAGTTCGCGCCGCTCTCAAGGACGGTGAAGCCCTCGGCCGTGAGGGAGTGCGCGGGCTCGTCGAACTCGATGACGTCGCCCTGCTGGGCCGTGCCCTCGAAGAGCGTGACGTCCTCCGTGCCGGCAATGTACTGGTGCTCGGTGACGGCGACCGCACTGACGGGGTCGAGGTACTTGACCTGGATGTTTGCGGCATGGACGCTCCCGGGGCCGATGATGCTCGCCGTGCCGTCCCAGAGTTTCTGCACGCGCAGCGTGCCGTTCTCGTCCGTGTGCAGCCACGCGCCGATGGCAAAGAGCACCTGCACGAGGCTGTCGCGCGCCGAGGCAATGGGCAGCCAGCCGTAGAGCTTGATGCCGCGGTAGACGGTCTCGATGAGCACGGGGATGTCGCCGCAGATCTCCGCGACGACCTCGGCGACCGTCTGCCCGGTGTAGATGCCGCCGCGGTGCGGCCGGACGATCAGCAGCCCGACCGCGGAAAGCGCAGAGAGCGTGTAGAGCTTCGGCCCCACACGCGTGACGCTCTGCAGGTAGTAGACGCCGACGCGGCTGCCGGAGCGGAAATACTCGACTTTGTCGTTTTTCTTGAAATTCCGGATCGTGCCCGATTCGGACAAAACGGTGATGTCGAGCGTGTCCGCCTCGAGCGCGTCCGCGCGCAGCTCCTTATACTCGCCCAGCACGCCGGGGGTGTCGGTGCTGATGCGCTCGTCCTCGGCGAGGAGCTCGCCTTTGTATTTTACGGTGTTCAGACTCATCACTTTGCCCTCATGGTAACGCGGAAGCCCCTCCACCAGTGCGTGCCGCCGTCGTCGAGCAGGACGGACACGGTGTCGACCGTGGGGTGCGCGGTGATGGTTTTCTCCGCGCCGGTCCAGGGGTCGAAGTAGCGGAAGAGGACTTCGTTTTTGAGGCACGCCGTCAGCAGCGCGGTGATGCGCTCGGTCGGCGCGTCGTTGGTGGTGCCGACGATCGTCGGCTTGATGGCGAGCAGATCGCGCTGCTCCTCGCCGGAGCACATGAGGCCGCCGTTCTCGCCCTCGCGGAACTCGTAGGTGACCTCATAGCCGTACTTGTGGAACAGGTCGGTGAAGTCCTGCCCGTCCACGATAGCCGGATATTTTGCCATCAGGTGCCCTCCTTTCCGGCCAGCGGGGTGCCGCGCCTGCGGCCCTCGGCCTGCATGAGCGGGTATTGCTTGCGCGCGAGCGTCTGGCCGTCCAGCTCGAGCGTGACGTCAATGGTCACGTTCTCGCGCCGTGTGGCGCTCTGTACGGTCGCGGGGAGCGCGGCAGGGATATACGCCGGCGGGAGAGTGCGCGCGCCTGAGCGCCCAACAGAGCGCCACAGCGCGGCCTCCTGCGCGTTGAGCACCGCCTCGTCCGCGTGGAGCTCGGCGAGATAGCCGTCGTAGGGAACACGGTCGAGCCCCGCGGCGTGGGAGCCAGAGAGATGCTCGCGCAGCCTCGCCTCGGCGCGGTAGCGGGAGAGTTTCGAGGTGGACGAGCGCTCCACATTTTTCTCGTTTGCTTCTTCACGCGCCTCGCGGATCTTCGAGATCAGATCACTAATAGCAGTGATCGCAGCCGTTACGCCCTCAACAATGTCCGCCGTGAATCCGACGATACCAGCCGCAATGGGTGTCAGCAGCTCGCCCAACCGAGCCATCGCCGCGTTGAGCTCCTCCTGCGAGCGGTTCATTTCCATAATGTCCTGATTAGCGTCCTTCCACGCCTGACCGGTTTCGCGCAGGCCCTGATTGGCGAGCTGCACGAGCACAAGCTGCGCTCGCTCGGATGTATCGGCGCAAGCTTCGAGCTGCCGGTTGAACTCGTCCTCATTCACACCCGCCCAGTTGAGCACATCGGCAAAGACGCCGGTGACCTTTCCGGCCTGCACGGTCTCGTTCACAGCCTCGCTCAGGCTGTCGATCGGGATCGAGTCGCCGTAGGTCGCCCACGCGCCGATGACCTCGTCAATAAGGACTTTGAGGTCTTCCTGCGCGAGGCCGAGGGCTTGCAGGTTCGCCGTCGCGGTCGCGGCGGTCTGCGTGTCCCCGAGTACGGCCTGCAGCTCTTGGTAGACCTGCGCAGTCTCCTCGGCTGTGTAGCCGGCAGCCGCGCTGGAGACCTCAAGCGTGCCCATGATCTTGCGGTATTCCTCGGTCGATTCTACGATCTCAAAGATCGCGTCTTTGACCGCCTTTGCGCCTGTGACGATGGCGCCGCCAACCAGCAGCCCCTTGAGGTTGCTGAGAGCTGAAGTTACGCCGCCAAGGTTAAAGCTGCCGTCCTCGTTGCGCAGGCCCTTGAGTGCGCCACCGATGCCGCCGAGGCCATCGTCGAGATCATCGGTTTTGCCTGCGGCATCCTTGACCGCCTTGCCGTAACCGTCGATGCTTTTCGCGCAGCCGTCCGCGCTGTCCTCAGCCTCTTTAAGCAGTTTGTCGTTCTCACTCAGCTCGTCGTTGAGCTTCGCGAGCGCGGTCTCCGCGCTGAGCAGCTGCCTGCGGTAGCTGTCGGTGCGGCTGTCCGCCTCGCCGAAGGCCGCCGTTGCCTCCTCGACCGCGCCCTCGAGGGAGACGATCTTGCCGACCTGCTGCTCAATGGACTTCTTGAGCAGGTCGTGCTTGGCGCGCAGCGCCTCGGAACTGTTCGCCTGCCCCTTAAACTGCGCGTCGACGAGCTTCATCTCCGCGCCGAGGTTGCCGAGCTCGCGGTTGACCGCCGCGAGCTGCTTTTTGTATTCCTGCTCGCCGTCGATGGCAAGCCGTGTGGTGATCTGGCGTACTGCCATTACGCACCCTCCTCTCTTTCCAGTTCGCGCCGCCGCTCCTCAAGTGTCTGCAGGTCCATGACCTGCCCAGGTGTGAGCAGCAGTCCCTCGCGGACGCTCAGACGCAGGAACTGCGTCAGGAGCTGGAGCCAGAGCGCGCGCGTCACGGAGATCCCGTTTTTTTTTGAAGCTCCACAAGGCCGAGGTCAAGGTCGCCCGTCTCTTTTTCCTCGCGCCGGAAGCCGAGGACGATGGCGGCGAGGATGGCGTCCTTTGCCGCGGCGACCTCATGCGGGGCAAGGTTGACGCGGAAAAACTGCTCGGTGAGGACGGGGCCGTGCATCTGGCCCTGCCAGCGCCGGTAGAGCTCGCCCTGCTCGGAGAGCTTGAATAGGTAATAGCACACCGCCTCGAAGCTCTTCTTGCCGCTGTCCTTGAGGGGGTCGGTGATAAAGCCCTTGGTGCCAAATTTATCGTAAATGTCGAACAGCGCCTGCCCGTTGAGGCAGAGATACAGGTGCTGCCCGCAAAGATCAACTTCGTGTAGTTTCATATTTGCCTCCGATTTGAGAAAAGGCGCAGCGGGGTGCTGCGCCTTTTCGGATTCCTTAGCCGCCGGACGTGGCCTTGACCTTGCCGTTGACCCACGTCTTCGCGGCGGCCTCGGTCGTGAGCTCGTCGCTTTCGATGCGGTACTCGCCGGTGTTGCAGGCGTCCACCGAGAGCGTCAGCTTGGGGCTGTCGAGCACGATGGTCTTCTGCTTTGTGTTATAGGTGCGCCCGTCGAGGCTCGCCTTGACCTTGGGGTAGAAGATGCCCTTAAAATACTTCGAGCCGTCGGCCTTGATGTTGGTCGTGTAAAAGCCGAGGCAGCCGTAGGGCGCGGTGTCGTTGCTGGAGAAATGGATGTCCTTCGCGCCTTCGGTGCTGTCGATCTGCGCGCCGGTGACGGCCGAGGCGGTCTCGTTGGGCAGCTCCAGCACGCCGACGGCAAGCGAGCCGTCAACGAACTCGCGCAGGTAGATCTTGCGCACATCGTCCGCGCGCGATTCGACCTCGGAAAAGTTGAGCGTTTCGGCTACGCTCATGAGGTCGCCGAGCTTCATCGGCGTGCCGTAGTTGGGCAGTGCGTCCTCCGGCTCGGGGTTTGACGCCGCGAACGGCGCCCACTGGAGATTTTTCGCTCCGTACTGAGGCATAGTTGTGCCCTCCTTTACAGGTTTTTGGATTCGAGGAATCGGTTGTAGACCATAAACTCTGCGGTCGTGGTCTCGTCGGCGCACTTCTCGTTGGCCTTGCGGATAAAGCCGCGCGCCTGGATGCTATCCGTGCCGTACTCGTTGACGTAGGCGATCTCGGCGTTGCGCGTGGTCGTATTGCCGCGCCGGCGCGTGCCGGTAGGCGTCACATAGATGCCGCGCTCGCCGTTTTTCACTTTGACCTTGCCCTTTTTGATGCACTCCGCCGTGATGCCGGTCGAATAGTCGCGCCTCTGTCGGCTGTTGCGGTAGCCGCCAGGCTTGCCGAGCTTGCGCGCCTCGGCGCGCTGTGCCTCGACCACCACGTCAGCCCCGGCGTTGAGCATCGCGTCATGCACGTCGTCGGGCAGTTCCGCGACCTGCCGCATCGAGAGGACAAAGGTGTCCAGCCCGTCAAAACGGATCTCAGCCACTGCGCTCATCTCCCAGCCAGCGCCCAACCGCATCGAACTCAAAGACATAGTGCTGTCCTGTGTGGTCGGTCGCGTTTTCGATCAGTGCGGGGGAAAAGTCCTCCGCGGCTGCGATCGCCGCCCAGAGTGCGCGGCGCGTTGGCACGGTGTTCGTCTTGAGCGGCGCGAAGTAGTGCAGCTGCACGAGCGCGCGCTGCAGCTGCGCGGTGTCGTCGGCAAGCGCCTCGGGCTCGAGCGGGAAATTGAACGTGCAGTATTCCTCCGGCGGCGTCTCGCCCGCCTCCGTGACCAGCAGATCCGGCACGCACACCGGCACGATCGGCGTCACGACCGCGATGATTCTCTCATTCAGCGTCATACCTTGCCCTCCTGCGTGATGCGCTCGCACCAGAACTCCATGTACTTCCCCTCGTCGCCGTAGGTGTTGACGTAGAGGATGTTGTAGTCGCGCCCGTCGTAGCGGATCAGGAGCCGCCGGTCAAGCAGCTCCGGGTTCGCGCGCGTGAGAAAGCGGACCTTCGCCTCGCCGAACTCCGCATTTGCCCGAATCAGCTCCGTGCCGCTCGTCTGCGAGAACTGCGCCCAGGTCTCGCGCACGGGCTCCGGCTCGCCGGGTACGTCGTAGCCGTCGGCGTCCTTTGCCGTCGTTTTCCGCAAAAACTGGATGCGCTTCGAGAGCTTTCCTGCGTCGACGTGCATCACGCGCCTCCCTCCGCTCCCTCGCCCGTGCCCGAATCGGGCACAGGCTCGGTGAGCTTAAGCTGGTTAATGAGACGCCGGAAGGCGGGGTTGTCGCTGAGCGCCCCCTCGACCGCCGTGTCGCGCCGGTCGTAGAGGTCGAGCGCGAGGTACTTGACGCACTGCAGATACTTCGCATNGCCCGCGTCGGCGAGGTAGGCCGCTGCCGTGTCCACAAAGCCGGGAAGCTCCGCGTCGTCCGCCTCCACGTGGCAGTAAACGGCGATCTCGCTCAGCTTCTCGCGCAGCATCGCTTAGCCCCCGCTCTTGGGCAGATTCGCGATAACGAAGCCCTTGTCCACGATCAGGTTGCCGCCCACCATGGCGTCGCCCAGGATGGTGACCATGCGCTCCACAGCCTTCACGCTGTCATCCACCCGCACGGTGTAGTCGCCGAACAGGCCCAGCTCGTAGTTGGCGGGATCGCCGTACAGCATGGTCTGGATGGCAGCGCTGCCAGCGGTGGAGGCAGACAGGGCGGTCAGGTCGCTGACGATGGTGTAGGGCACGATGTTGCCGCCGTCCTCGATGGTGCCGATGTTGGGGTTGCCCGTGGCGGGGTTGATCTTGAACACCCGCTGCTTGTCGCTGTTGCGCAGCTTGCCGATGGCCTTCAGATCCGTCTTGTTCAGGTACAGCCTGGCATTCTGACCGATGGCCTCGTCGCTGCCGTAACTGAAAAACAGGTCATCCAGCAGGTTCTCGTCGATGCTGGAAACATCCACGCTGGCCGCAATCACGGCGCCCGCCACGTTCTTGGCGTTCTTGATGCCGAACATATCGGGGGATGCCTGGCCGTCGCCGTTGACGATCAGAGCCGCCAGCTTTCGGCGCATGGCACGCATCGCCATGTTGTAGATTTTGGTGTAGTAGTCGGCGGGACTCAGGCGGGAGATATTGCGGTCGACAAACTGGGTTACGTTGAGCTCGTAAGGGCTGATCTTGGCCACGCCAAAGGTGGGGTCGGCGCTGGTAGTGCGGGCCTTGCCGGCGTTGGTGGTCACCTTGCCGCCCTTGGCGTCGATCTCAGAGATCACATAGGGCTCTAGGAAGCTACCCATGCCGGTCAGGTTTTGCACATAGACCTGATCCACGATGGAGGAGACCACGTTGCCCAGAGGGTCGCGGATGTTGATACCGGCGCCGGTGGGCTCCACCAGAGTGCCGGTGGCCAGAGTGATGGACTTCATCACGGCCCGGCGGGTCTCGTCGGCGGTGAAGGTCACGGTCTTGCCGGTCATGAGAGCATGGCCGCGCTCCTCGGCCTTGTCGCGCGCCTCCGCGGGGTTCTCCTGTTTTTCGAGGAACTTGCGGTCCTGCTCCTCAATGAAGGTCTTGACCTCGGTGATCTCGCTGTTGAGGTTCTCGATCTCGGTCATCTTGCTCCGATAGTCCTCGCGCTTGCCCTCCTTGAGCAGGCCCTCGGCCTCCGTGAGCATGCCGGCGCGCTTCGCCAGCAGGTCGTTGTACTTTCTGCGCATTTTGTGCCTCCTTAAAATCTCATTTTTTCAAGCTCCAGTGCGGCCTCGTCCGCCCAGTGCTCGTCGTTATCCGCGCCCTCCGGCGCGTGGGTCTCCTTCATTTCGGCGCCGCCGTAGCGCTTTGCCTTCACAACGCCGGCCTCCGGCTGTGCGGGCACGGCCACGAGGCTCACCTCGTAGGCGTCCGCCGCGCCGTCGAGCTCGAAGTGGCAGAGCTGCCCGTCGTACTCTCGGCCCGGCCAGTGCTCGCACAGCATCTTGCGCTGGTCCGCGCCGCAGATCGAGCAGTTGACGTGCTCCACCGCGCAGCCCACGCTGCACTCGCGCAGGATGCCGCCCTCGATGGCGGCGATGGTGTCTGCGGTGCTCGCCGTGCGGACCATGTAGCAGCTGAGCACCAGACGCTTGACATCGCCCCGCTTTTCCAGATGCGCATCATAGACGCGCGCGGTCTGCGTTTCCGCACTCCAATTATGGTCGCGCAGCACAGGCTTGCCGATGTACAGTTTACCGAGCTGCTCGAGTGTCGCCTCGGTAAAGCGCTCGCCCTCGCGGTCGACCTGGTTGTCACAGGCCGTCAGGCGGAAGGTAAACACTTCATCCTCGGTCAGTTCCCGCAGCGTCTGCTCGTTGATCATTGCAAGCTCCAGTGCGCCGGCAATTTCTTTTTCCAGCCGTGCGGCCTTGTAGATCATTTCCATGTGGTTTACTCCTCTCCGGCGGCCGCGCCGCCGTTTCTCTGCGCACTCAGCTCCGGCCACAGGTCAAGCGGCACATAGTTCAGGCTCGCGCGCCTGCGGTTGCCGCCCGGCACGTTCGGCAGATCCTCCAGCGCCGCGATGTCGTCGGGACTGAATACGCTCAGCTCGCTCATCGTGCGGTACCAGTTCGCGCGGCTCGCCGTGTCGCCCTTGAGCTCCGCCATCATGTTGATGCGCAGCTCCAGCCCCGCGGCCAGCTCGCTGTCGGTCAGCAGCTTATAGCTCTGTTCCTCCTCGTACTGGGTCACGATGGGGTGCAGCGTGCCGACGACATACTCGATCGCGTTCTGCTCATTGCTGCCGTAGGCCTGCTTGCCCTCATTGAGCTTGTAGAGCGGCACGCCGAAGTAGCGCGCGATGTCCGTGATCGACAGCTGCTTGTTTTCCACAAACTGCGCGTCGCGGTTCGTCCCCGCAATGCTCGTGTACTTGAGACCGAGGTCGAGGATCGCCGTCCGGTGCGCCTTGCTCGGCCCCATGTGGACGCGCTCCCACTCGGCGCGCAGCCGGTCCTTCTTGGTCACGAGCGAGCCGTCCGCCGCCTTGACCGGATTTCCCTTGGTGTCCAGCACATAGCCGCCGAGGTCGGTGTCGGTCTCCAGCACGCCGCCCGGCTGCCCGCCGTTGGCGTAGTAGCTCAGCTCATACTCCTGCGCGGCCCGCGCCGCGGCGATCACCTCGCCGGCGCGCGTCACCGTGCCGAGACCGAGCAGGCCGTTGCGCGTGGCGTTCTTGTAGTGGCACACGTCCTCGTTCGGCAATCGCATGACCTTGCCGGAGAAGGGATGCGTTACGTCGTACCACACGCGCCCCGCCATGTCGTGCCAGGGCTGCACCAGATACCACGGCACCGGGATCAGCTCCACCGGCTTGCCCGTGCGCTCGTCGCGCACGATCCAGTCGTAGCCGTTGCCGCCCTCCAGGCGGCTCGTCTCCAGCACCTTCTTGCGAATGAACGGGGTCATGGCCTCGTTCGGCCGGATGTTCAGCAGCCGCAGCAGCTCGTGGTCCGTGCGCTCGCGCGTCCTCGTGTCGATCACATAATTCGGCAGCTTCGCGATGCTGTCGCTCAGCAGCTCAATGCAGCGGTCGACCGCGCTGAGCTTGCGCGCCGCGCTCTGCGGGTCCTCGCCGACGGCCAAACCGCCGGAAGCTGTCAGGCTGCCGACCGTTACGGACTTGCTCACGGTGGGCGAGCGTGCGGTTGCCGCGCGCAGGCCCTTGATGATGCTCATGCTTGACCATCACTCCCTTCGTCGTTTGCACTATCGTCAAAGCCGTCAATGACGGCCATTGCGATCAAAAGAATGCCGCCCACGATAAAGCCGGCAGGCAGGTAGATCATGCCCGCGCCGAGCGTAATGAGCAGCACGCCGAGCAGCAGCGCGGCGTCTCGCAGCTTTTCCACAGCCTTCCTCCTCACAGCGTGAAGTCCGCCCGTGCCACCGCCGCGGCAAGATCGGGCTTCTGATTCCTGGCAACCATCCACACGGCCATCACGATGATGCTCGCGACCGCCGGGTCGATGCGCCCCGTTGATTTATTCTTGAGCGGCTTGATGTTGCCGTTTCCGTCCGCATGGCAGCGGACGTTGCCGAAGGTCCAGCGGAAGCAGGTGTTGTGGACGTGCAGCAGCGTGTGCCGCTGCATCATGTCGTCCGTCTCCTTCATCGCCGGGCTCATGTTTTTGAGGTCCTGCGGGATCTCGATGATCGGCACGATCGGCGCGAGCCGCTGCGTGATGGTCCGGCTCAGATACGGGTCAAAGCCCACCATCTTGAGGTCGTAGCGCTCCCGCGCCTCGCGGATACGCTCCTCCACCGCGCCGTAGTCGATGACCTCGCCGGGGCAGAGGTCAAGGAAGCCGGCACGCGCCCAGTCCCGGTATGGGACGTGGTCGCGCTTTTCCGCCTCGTCCACCGTCGCCTCGGGCCGCCAGATGCCATAGGGCAGCAGCACCGCCGCGTCCAGCCCCGGCTGGGGCGGGAAGAGCAGAACAAAGGCCGTCAGGTCGCGGCTCGTGGAAAGGTCCACGCCGCCGTAGCAGAGCTTCCCGTCCAGCTGCCGCAGCCATTCCTCGCGCTCGCGCTTTTTGCTCGGCCCCCATTGCGTCTTGTCATAGAGGTTGAGCGAGATCCAGCCGACCGACTTCGTCGTGATCCATTGGTTAAGCCGCAGCCATCGGAATACGCGCTCCTCGGCTTCGCTGCGCTTTGCGCTCGCCGCCTCCATGCGGATGTTGCGCAGGCTCAGATGCTTGCCGAGCGAGGGGTTGCAGAGATACCACAGGCTCTCGTCCCATATGTCGAGCTTTTCCAGGTCGTCCGGATCATCGCCGAACAGCGCCGTCAGGCCGTAGAGGATCGGCAGCCAGTTTTCCTCGTCACGGCCGAGCAGCTCGGCCTCCGCGTCCGCAAGGTCCTCGTCCCCGACATGCCGGAGGGAGAGGACCGAGCGAACGTCGCCGCCATCGCTCCGGATGCGCCGCAGCTGCCGCGCGTCGCGGATGCCCACAGCTTTCTCGTGGATCTCCCAGCCGATGGAGCTGCGGTCGGGGTCGTCGCCTGCGGTCGTCAGCACGATCCATGCCGGCTGCCGTCGGCTTGCGCCCGCCGCGCCGGTCATAACGTCCCACAGCTCACGGTTGGGCTGCGCGTGCAGCTCGTCGAAGATGACGCAGCTCGGCTTGTAGCCGTGCTTGCTGTACGCCTCAGCGGAGAGGACCTGCAGAATGCCGACCGTGATCCACTTGTACACGCCGTTGCCGGTCTTCACGCGCTTGCGGTACTCGATGCGCTTGCGGCTCTCGATGGGCCGCAGCTCGCCCTGGGCGATCATCTTTGCCGTCCACGGCGCGCTCGTCGCCATGAAGATCGCGGCGTTGAAGACGATGGAGGCGTTATCCTTGTCCGCCGCGCAGACGTAGACCTCCGCGTTCAGCTCGCCGTCCGCGAAGAGGTGATAGAGAGCCAGCGCCGCAGCCAGCTCGCTCTTGCCGTTCTTCTTCGGGATCTCGAGGTAGAGGTACCAGTACCGGCGCAGCCGCTCTGCGCCTTCATCCGTGCCCGATTCGGGCACGTCCATCGTGCCGTAAAACTCCATCAGCGCCTCGTGCTGCCAGTCGTAGAGCGAGAAGAGTTTTCCCGTGTCGGTCGTCGGAAGGCGCTCGACGAAGTCGCACACAAACTGCCCCGCCTCGCGGTCGAAAACGTATGCCATGCTACAGGCTCCGCGCCAGCGCATCCGCCTGCCG